CCCTATCCCCCCTTGATCAGCAGCCGGTCCCGACACCCTCCTACCGTGCACACCATTTGCAGTATCCCAAGCTTACACATCTCCTTGCCATATTAAAATCCCATCTCTATATTGTTTTACATTAAATATATTATTACTCCAAGATGTATTTCCAGCTAAAGAATCCCATTCAGGAACTGTAAAGAAAAAGTATTTACCATCGTCTGGGTCAGTTGGATGCACAATACCTGAAACAATTACTGTAGATTCATTTGTTGATGTAACAGAATTAATAATTGGCTCTACATAATTACTTCCTCCAGCATCCCATAACCAGCCATGGTGAGTGTCTTCAAAATTCCACCTATAGTTTATATTTGTTTTGTGGGAGCTGTTTTCGGAATTAAATTCTAATGATGAAAATTCATTATCGCTAACTATAGGTATTTTTACATTATCGTATACTTTAGATAATTGAGGCATTTCACTAATAACTTTTTCAATATAACTTTCTTCAGCATAAGGCTTACTTCCTTCGTAAACTGTTACTACACTTCTGTTTACAGTACCATCTATAGGCGAAACTAAAGCAAAGTTTGAAGTATCCTCAACATATCTACGGGCATCATCCATCTTACCAAAGAAATTAGTTTTAAGACCGTCTTTATGTTTATTCCATAGCCATAAACTTAATGGATTTGATCTATATTGTTTGTAATAATGACTATCATAAGACCCATATATATTGTAAGGCAAATTATCATAAGCCGTAGAGTCTGACCTTATATTCATTATAGATCTAACAGCTATTTCATTTTCTGGAGTAACTAAGAATGATCCAGACCCCCCAGCAATCCAAGAAGGGGGTGCTACACTATATCTTGAAGTAAAGGCATTTATACCTTCATTAAATACAAGGGTTTCCGATATACCCATTTGCTGACCATTTACGGTTGCCCCCATACTGTGATGACTATAAGGGTTAGCAAAATGATTTCTATCATATCCAGTTAAAAATTTACTATTATGAAATGTTACTAATAATTCTTTATTTTCATGATCAAATATAGATGTAATTCCTACAAATTTTAAAGGATTATCACCAACATAATTTCTTCCATTCTTTTTGATATTATCTAGATCGCCTTTAACATCTTTCCTCATTACACCAGCATCGTCAGTTGTAGCTACACTTTTCCACTCTTTCATTATTTCTCTAAGATAGTTTCTTTGTCCAAAAGAATCTCCTAAAGATACTAATTTTTCTGTATCGTATTTAAACAATCTACCATAATTACTATCTGCAAAATATAAAGCATGCTCACTAGCAGCAACACTAAATCTATGTGTTGTTCCGTGTTTAGTAGATATGTATATATGGTTTTCAACAGTTTCTCCTGTCCCTGTATATAAGGAATTTCCTGTTTCATCTTTAAGCATAGAAATAGGGTTTACCAAAAGCTTAGCAAATCCTTTGTCTTGCAATACATATATCTCGTTCTTAAAGTTTACTATTCTATTAATCTCACCGTATTTAGCCTCCATGTCGTGAAATTGATTAATAGGAAATTGTCTAAACGCATCCTCTGGATCTCCAGATATTTTTGTATTAGAGTAAGCGATTTCATAAGGTAGGTCTAAAGCTTCACAAGTTACATTTTCATCAATCATTAATCCTGACTTAATATTATTCTCTTGAGAAAATACAGGATTATATAACCAACTATTACTAAAAGGAGGTTGATTTATATCTTTACCTATTTCGGTGTCCCCACTATTTAATGTAAGTCCACTTCTCATATCTGTATTAACATAAGACTCTACAGGAAACACTTGCCATCTTGAAGCAGATTTCTTCATATATGGGGATGATGTTTTTTGGTGAGAGTACAGGTTTACGAATGTATCTCCTCCAAAGACTTGACTTACATGAGCTATTGGTTGAGTGGGGTCTGTTGAGCCACCATATCCTCTATCATCTACAGCATGAAAGTTTCCACAAGGAATATATCTTGTTGATTCAATAGCTTCTTTTCCGTAACCACCATATGGTACAACACGCCTAACTATTGAGCATAAATATTTAAAAGGAATAAGTGATCTTCTATAGCTTCCATATTTATACAATACACTATCTTTAGTTACATCTATTGATGTTCTATAATTACCATTATAATTAGTCAATAAAGCACTACTATGTATAACTTCAGTGTATGAATTAAAATTATTGGTACTAGATGGTTGATGAGAATATGATCCACCTCCAGATCCAGTTAAATAATATGTTAACCAACTACCGCCTTCATATATAGCACTTAAATTTACAGGAGCAAACCACGAATGATATCTATGACCAGGCCTATTAATTATATTGTTGTTAAAGTAAGACCCTTCACCAGTAGAATCTCCAGTTCTTTTTGCTGTAGCCGCATAATTATCTACTTCTAATAAAATTGTCCTTAGTCCCATTTGCATTGTAGACACAGTATCATATGTAAAATCATCCGCATTAGATTCATTATCTGTATTCCAAGTAGTAGCATCATTACCTCCTGTTGCTGTTGAGTAGTCTCTTATTGCGGCAATAGATTTAGTCCCAAGTGTTACTGCTCCAAAAGCAGAAAAACCTCCATGAGTAGAATTATTCGTTTCCCATACTGATTTATAATACCCTAAAGTATTATTTGAGAATCCGTAAACTTGACCATCATCTACCCTTTTTGATTTTTGGAAAAAAGAAGATGATACAATCTCCCCATCTCCTATTTCTTTTGCAGCAGTAAGAGGTAAAGACCACCCAAAATCACATTTAGGCCTAATACCTCCAGACCCAACATATCCCATAGCAGCAAACATACCACCATCAATTTCCATACCAATACCAAAATAAGGATCATAACAATAGTATTTACCAATTAAAACACTATAATCTTCGTCTATATGTCTTTTTGTGCAAAACGAAATTGAATCTATGTCTGTTTTATTAAATGATAATGGTTCCCAAATTAGTTGAGATGCTCTTGTACCTGTTCCATGGGGATCTAAAGACGCAAAATTAGCATTATTTCTACAGTGACTGTAAAATTTAAATGATTTACCTGTACCCCATGTCTGCGGACTGTCTGTATATCTATCTTTATCAGTCAGCTTTAAAGAGCTATCTATTCTTAAAAAGTCTCCTTCTCTATATTGATATGGTCTAATACCAAAAGCACTGTCTGGAGAATCTAATGTATATATACTACTGCTTATATGATTATTACCCCATTCGCTTTGTTTTCCATCAGCATAACCGCTATAATATTTAGGGTACGTTCCAAAATATGAAGAATGTCTTCTGTGTTTACCATAGGCTCCAGGTCCTGCATAATGTGATAATGTAGGACCACCTCCAGATCCAGGGTCTCCCCAATACCCATGACCAGAACCAGGTCCATTTCCTCCTGTTTGGTGTCTTTTTGAATCCTCGGTTTCTGGCCAACTACCTATTGGACCAGTAATATTTCCTGATGTTAAAACTCCATCTGTTGATAAGTGATTATAGTATGCTAAGTTAGAATTTTCTGCTAACCCTAAATATCCATTAAGATATGTATTAAATTCTGGCTGCTCTACTTTTGTTGGGTCTTGTTTATTAAAAGCATTTACAAACACAGGTTCGTCTCCAAAAGAAGCGTTGTCAGCTGCTGAAAATTTATTAGTATCGTAACCAACTTCTAAATCTCCGTCAGCTGTACCGTACTGCATAGTCTGGTTTAACAGACCTTGTTGAACCACCCTTCTATCATCTTCTTTTCTTTCCGCCCTAACAACTCTAAATCCAGATATTTTAGAAGCAACATCTCTAGGTATAATAAATTCAAAATTAACATATAAATCCATTAAATAATGAGTGTCATCATGAGTGTCTGTGTGTAAATAGTCAGGAACTGCTTTTCTTAACCCTTGATCTGTTGGCGTTCTATAACTCGCCCCATTATTAGGAAGGTTACTATCTTGTGTTCCATCGTGTCTTATATAAGCGTCTAAATTTTGAGTACTTTCTCCTATTCTAGCACTAAACCATTCTACATCTACTTTAGGTATATTGTGCCCATAAACATAAGACAATCTATAGTCCATTATGTTTTTATGTCTTACTATATTTTTCGTATCTATTAGACTGCTATAGGAGCTAGGTACGCTAGTTACAGTTGGCCTTACTGGCGAGTAGTCACTTTGATTTACATCAATCATTCTTAACACATCATGTTGTTCTGGTGTCTGTATATCTCCTATCCATAAAACATTTCCAGGAGCACCTGTTAAATCATATGTCTGAACTCCAAATCTATAAACATCACCTCTTTGATATCCTCTTTTATCTCCAGCAGCATGAGGATCCATAGAACCACCTAAAGACATTGATGTTTTAAATTTAGTTTCTGGTTGACCATTTGGATTATATGCTATAGAACCAGCAAAATCTGTTTGCATCTCTTCTCCAGGTATTGTTGCTGAAATATATGGAGATGTACTTGTGTTCTGTGTTTGATCAGCAGCCCTTTCTTTAACTCCAAATGTAACCCTACAGCCTCCAGATGTATTATCTCCATAATTAAAAGACTCCCCTCCTGGTGTCATTAAATCGGATAAGTATCTGTATTCTAATCTTTGTTTAATTCTACCTGTTCTGGTTTTTGTTTCACTATTTGAAGATGCGGAGGTTGAAGAATGTCTTTGATTTTCTAATAAAGTAGTCCACATTGGTGTGTTAATTGTACCGTCAAATGCACATTCTTCATGTTCTGATGGTTGTAGTAATCTTCCATGCTTAACATCATATCCATTTCTGTCCTGCATACCAGTATGAGGTATTAATGATCCGTCTTTATAATGATTTATAGCAGAGTCATTTGTTGTTAGGATTCCTTCGCCATCAAAAATTCTATGTCTAGCAACCTTAACGTTCCATTCTTTTTCTGATATCCAATTCTTTTTAGACTTAAGATTTGCTGCAAATAAAATATTATCTTTAATTGCAATATCTTTGCAAACGTCCCACGTGTTAGATTCTATTAAAACATCCTCTAAACCACCCTCTATTTGATTAAACCATGTTGTATGTGAAAAATCTACAGAAGACCTTCCTTCAATTCCTTTTTTAGCAACTAGACTGACTCTAGGGGGTAAGTTTTGCTGCTCATACATTAAAGCATAAAGCTCTACAAATTTAAAGTCTTGATCTAAGTCAGCTACAGTTATAGTAAATCCTTGCACCCCTATTTTACCAGGAGGCCCTCCACCATAAGTTAGTGTTGAGCTAAATGATTGATCTGAAGCATGATATAAATTACTTAAAGGAGAGAATGTTGTTTCACCTCCATTAGCAGAAACATATTTAAATGAATATTGGTATACACCTACAGGTAAGGATCCGTGTGTAGTTGATTTTAATGTTGGTTGAGATGGTGACATTAAAGGTGTAATGTCTAATTCTTCTTTACTTAAGACGTTTTTCCCTCCTGCCCCTAAATTAATTGTTCTTAGTTGATTTTTATTATCTGTCCAGTAAACTCTAGATATACAACTATTTTCAACCATATGCTCAACTCTACACTGATTATCTATATCCATATTTAAATCAGGATAATTTCCTCCTTCGTTGCTATAGCAAACAGCATGATCAATTACTTCAGTCACTTCTAATTCGTCATTAAATATAATAGAAAGAAAAATCGTTCTATTTGCAACCTCTTGAACCATATTGCCGTCATCATTAGCCCATTCAAATCTAGCAACTATAATTAAAAATATAGTATCAGCATAGGATGTATAGCCAACTATACTTGCTCTATTACTTAAATCTATATAAGGCCCTCCTCCATATCCTGCCCCTAAATCTGTAAAAGGATACGCTCCTGCGGCAGGATAATTATTTCCAACCTCCTCTCCATTAACATCATGATTAGTTGGGTCCCAGTATATCTCAGAGAATACAGTAGAATTCCCAGTTGTTGTTTTACCTAATATACCTTTGTCTTGTGTGTTAAGCTGTTTTTGAAGCTCACCTAAATCAATAAACTGGCTATTGCCCTCTATGTTTTCAACAGTAAAGCTATCACCCTTATCGTTAGTCAATCTAATATTTAAAGCATCACTATAACTTCCCTCTAATTGAAACCTAGGATCAGGATCACTAACCATACCGTGAGTAAATCCTTGTGGTACTGTATAGTTTGCTTTTTGAGGCTGTTGACCTCCCTGTGATGATGATGGTTTATTCTTTTTTTCTTCTGCCATTTTATAAATCTATAAGACCTCTATTATTTTTAATAGGCAGCATAGTGTTCCATATATTACCTATTTGTTTTAACTCTTCAGATGTTGGCATGCCATCATCACCTCTAGTTTTACCACATAAGAAGTACCATCTTTTTTCAAGTTCTTTTACTATATATTGAGCTATTTCACCATTATAGAATTCTATTAATTTCATTTGCCACATTATATATTGAGCAACTGCTGTTTCATGACCCTCCTTTATCATTGGCCATCCTCTTAAATCTGTAGGATATGCTAAATAAACTATTGTCATCTCTGTAGATCCTGTATTAGCAATATTAAGTCTATTGCCTTGCACATAATATCTTAATGCTTCGTCTCCTAATTTACCAGTATGTACAGACGATGTTTTTCTTAGTTCATAATTATTATTATCTCTAACAGCCAGCATTTTAACATTATCGTCTGGCAATCTTAATTGCTGATTCCTGTATAGATTTTTACCTCCAGTTAAACTTAATGCACTAACTTTAGCATTTGCATTATCTGAAGCTAATGTATATTCATTTCCTTTATTACCTATTTCTTTTGAAGTTATAGTTAAATCTTCACTATTAACTTTTTTAACTACAATATTGTCTATAGTACCATCAAAAACTGTACTTCCCCATAGGCTTAATTGATTTGTGTTTGTTGGACCTTGTTTCCAATATCTTGTAATAGTGTCTCCAGTAGTAGCTCCAGTTGTTAATGTTAAATTATCATCATTACCACCAGTGGTGTCAGGTAAATGATTTCCTAACAGTAAAGACCCTCCAGTCCAAGATGAAATATCAAATGTGATTGAATACGTCTCTCCCTCTACAAATGTTAAACCATTTTGTCGTAAATAGCCAGAAGTTCCAGAAGCATGCGTAGCAACCCCACTTCCAATCGTCCAATTAGTTCCTACAGACCAAGCACTTGAACTAGAAAAATCACCATCAGTAATCATATCATCTCCTGTAGATAAACTAATAGAATAATCAGCAACATTTAAAGCTTCTGGATAGCTATATATTGCTGAATTAGTATATGTTCCTGTGGTGCCACCGCCTCCTATTCCTCCTTTTAGACTTTGTATTAAGCCATATTGAGCTGTTGCATTATCTAAAGTTGTTACAAAATTTTGCCCTATTTCTATTTCGTTAGGCGATTTAGCTTGACCAAGATCTGCAGAGTTTCTAAAATATAATTTAACACCATTTAATGTAATAGAATCTCCAGATACAGGTACATCTGTAAATGTTATTGTTCCTGTAGCTTTAGCTCCATCTGCATTGTACACAGCTTCTTTTTGTACAAACGTACTAATACTGCCAATAAGTTTTTCAGCCTCATAAGCCCACTCTATCCAGTTATTTATCTGATTAGAAAAGTCTCCTAGTCCTAAATTTCTAGCTACAGTTGTAAAAACTCTATCTATGTTTACATGCATAATATATTTTTTATGTAGTTGCTACAAAAACCTCTACCTGTTGTTGTGCTACTCCTATTACTTTGATTGAATCTGCATTAGCAAAAGAACTAAATGTAGCGTTTACTTCTAACTCAGTACCTGTAAATATAATAGATGTGTTTGCTGCCACTGACTGGAAAGCCCCACTACTATCCCCTATTAACCCCACTTTAAGAACAGCTGAATCATCAAGATTAGTTATTCTAATGTATTTAACATCTCCTCTTTTAAATTGACCTCCAGCGTTTAAACTAGCATGGAAAGTAACTATTTCTGTTAGTGCAGTACTCTCAAGCTCAATTATTCTTTTTGATGCATTTAAAATAGCCGTTGATATAATGTGGGAGTTTTCTTGTGCAAATGATATATTATCTGCTGTTCCAGAAGCGTCAGTACCTAAAGATAGAGTTTCTGTTATTTTTACAGTAAGTGTAGATGCGTTTACAGTTGTTGCCATTTTTTAATTTTTATTTATTTTATTTCTGAAATACCTTAGAGGCATAAACTTACAATATTTATATGTTTCTGGTCCCACCCAAACAATCTTTTTGTAAAAATCATCTAGAATAGGTATTTGTTTTGTTATTGTTTTACCTTCTTTTTTAGTCGCCTCATTATCAACTCTAACATGAAAGGCTCTTTTATGAGGTCTTTCATCAAGATAAACATATCCCATTGAGTTTGGTAAATAAACCCTACGATCTCTATCTACTACATCTCTTATTAGTATTTCAAAATACTTTTTAATAATATTATAATATAAAGAATAATCTATATCTCTTGTCATCATTAATTTAACAAGCTTGTAAATATCTTTTATTGATGTATACTTATCTTTGTACTTGTGCCCCACCGCTTTGTCGTTTTAAGTTATCGTCTAAACCATCTGTTATTATATCTGGAGTAGTTTTTAATTCAGCTTGCATTTCCACCTGTATAACTCTTTGGACTAAATCACTCACCCACTCCATAGGAATAGGATAAGGGGTTGTGTTGTCATCCCATTTCGTTTCAGTTTCGAACCAAAAGCCATACATCATATCAATCTCTTTAGGATTTTCCAGTATCATAGTTGCACCTCCTCTATATTTCCAAAATACTTTTTTATTAGCTGGTGTACTTAATCCTCCATGATAATTAGGAGATACCTGTAGTTGTCTAAGGCTTATATAATTTTCATTGCCATTACTCTCTCTGTCTATTTTTGCTGTTTCTTGCGTGTAATATGGTGTATTGTTATCTGTAAATTTATTAAAGTGATCAAAACTATTGTATTCTTTCCTGTACAATCTTATTGATTTTTTTGCATAAGAACCTATCTGCTCATTATCATCAGGTGTCCCAGGATCATCAGGAAAATAAACATATCTTTCAACAGATACCGAGACAATTCCCTGATTATCTTTTAATTGGAGCGGCCTTGGTGTCCAAAAGTTATGTGATCCAAAATTTCTAAAATCACCTCTAAGTTGTGAGGAAGATATCTCTTCTCCATAAAAACTTCTTTGTTGACCATCAGCCCAGCCACTTTCTCCTGTTGTTACACTTGAATGCACTAACCATTCTCCATTTAATCTATCACCTGCTATATTTTTAGGCATATCTGCCAAAAAAGGTATAGGAAGACCATTCGCATCTAAAAGATTAGGGGCTGATAAAGACGCATCTATATCTTTAGCATCCCATGTATCATAAAAGTTTTTAATAGAGCTAGATGTTGAGTTTCTAGCAGAAAGTCTCATGCTTTGATATAGCGCTTGATTGTTTGTAATACCTTTATCAATGTTATCTGCAATAAGTTTTGCTCTATGATAATGTATCCAATGTTTTATTTGCTTTAAACTAATACTATTTTCTGTAGAAGTAGATCCTCCATATGCAATGTTTTTAATGTTATAAGCTATTTCGTTTAAAGTTATCATTATAGAGTATTTAGATGTTTACAAAATTAGTCAAAATTATCCATTAAACAAAAATAGGCATCAACTATTTCTAGTGTCAACCTATTTTTGACGCAGGGAGCAAAAGAAATCCTTTTACAGTGTAATGCGTTTTATATTTCAATATTATATATCTTAATTATGAAGATCTATATGTGACGACATTTTAATAATAGCGCTTTGTATTATTTGTTTTTGATAATGCTCTGCAAATGTTAGTCGTGCTGGAGCTGTTGAACTATCATAAGTACTTGCAGAAAATGCCTCGTCTACTGTAGGTAATAATACGGTTTGCATGTTTATCTGTCTTATAGAGCTACCACCACCGTTGATTACAATTCTATTTTCTATATAAGACCAGGCTGGAGCTTCTTTACTAGCTTTATTAAAAGGATCATTAGAGCGAGCATTTTCATAATATTCTCTAGTAGATTTGTTTTCTGCATTAACAGTAGGGCCAAAAATTATATCATCTTCTGTAACCCCTGAATAGACTTCTCCAGTACTAGGATTTATAACCTCTTCTTTATTGTAAAAGCCTAACCCTATAGACAATACATATAAATGTTGCTTTGGTAATACATATTGATTTCCATATGCAAAATAACCTTTAACGTTAGTAGCGTTAAATATTCCTGAAGCTGGAATGTCTGATACTGTTGTCTCATCATACACCTCTGATAATGCTGGATAACTATTACTATAAATAGCAGTACCAGCAATTATTACTGCTTTAGAAATACTAAATTCATTCCAGTCAATACAGCCAGACAATGCTCTTCTAGAATCTTCATCAGCCGTCATCTTTTGATAATGCCCATTAATAAAATCAGATATAGCTAGATTTAAGAATTTATCTTTTTCTTCATTTGTAAAATACGGAGCATTTGACTCATCTAAGAGTAAGTCCATCATATCATATGCCTCAGCTAAATTCATTTACTATTTCTTTTTAGATCTATCAAACCATTTTCCTTTATTATCAGATTCTATCTTTCTTTCTAAATCTTGAATACCAGCACTAGCTACCATGTCAGATGTATTAGTTTTAACTTCTTCAGTTTTCTTAATCCCATTTCTAACCTGATTCTTCATTGTAGCATAGATGTCTGGATTTTCTTTCAGCCACTGAATAGCGTGTCCATCAGAAATACCTAATGTATAATTACCGTGCTTCCATACATCGTTTACTTTCTGAATAACTTTTTTAGCTAATGCATTTTTTAAAAATACTTTATAACTTTTATCTGCATCATTATAAATTTCTAAAAATCTTGCAGGAGACCTTCCAGCCATTTGTATTAGCTTAGCCTTAACAATTTTATCTTCAAAATCCTCTCCAATACCAAACAATCTTCGTAAGTCGGCAAGCTCATTATCTTTTATTGCAGTAGCAATCTGAACAGCCTCAGCAGACTCTAGTATGTCAGCAGCCTGCTTTTCTATATTAGCTTTAGTGTCAATCATTTCAAATGTATTACCGCTTGTCATAAAGGGATGTTCTAAAAGAAAATCGTAAATTCTTTTGTCATACTGATTGTCAATATCTAATGTAGTTAATGGATCGTACATCTCCCATCCATCTACAGGAAGATCGTCTGGGTTTAATAATACAGATTTCTTTCCATTTTTTTTTGTGTAAGTACCGAACTTACAGTAGCTGAACTTCTTCGGTTGTTTTGATTTTACATAAATTAGGTGTGCCATTTTTCTTTTTTTTAATTAATACTCCCTGTTATTTTTTGTTTATATAATATTTTGACTTTTTTGTAGTCTCTTTAAATATTCTTCTTTGCCCTTTTTCATTAGTAGAGATTCTAGTTTCTTGATAGTTTTTATCTCCCCAATTAAGTTTTGATCCTTCTTTTATTAATATGTTACTTTTACTCTCTTGCAATTCATCTAACTTGATTTCAACAACCTTACCGTCTCTTACTACTAATCTTGTTTTCATCTTGCAAATATAAGGAATTTGGAGGGGACTAAGCCCCTCCGTCTTCCAATAATTAATTACGATCCAAAAACTAAGTCAGCAGCAGAACTACATGCTCCTTGAACATACCAATTTGTTCCATCACAAGATAAGCATACCCAGTCACCAGCAGATGAACCACCACTTGTATCAAAAATAATTTTTGTATCACCACTTACAGCAGAATCTTTTGTGCCAGCACCATCTAATATGAATCCGATAAAATCTTCTGTAGAGGAAGCTTGAATAATATCTATATCAGCAGTTGTATCTGTTGCAATAAATTTAAAATTCAATCCTGCTTTTACAGTAGGTAGTGTTATGTCAATTGCGCTTGAACCGTCACAAAAATAAGTAGTACCACTATTATAATCATATAATGTCGTATCTGATGTTAATGTGCTTGTTGGAGCAATTTGACCTCTTAATTTTGGAAGTCTGCCTTGACCTTGCTCAGAAGACTTTCCTGATAAATCTAAATAATTTGCCATTTTTTTATATTTTTTTTAGGCGATATTGGGAGGCCGAAGCCTCCCCCTATCAAATTAATATTGTGAATTAGGCAGCAGAAAGAACTCCACAAGAAAGTGGGTTTCTAACAACAATTCCTGACTCAGATAATGCGTGACATTGGAATCTGTCATCACCATTAGCAGCTAACATACCTTTAGTATCGTAAGGGTTTACCATACCTCCAACATATTTCTTAACTAATGAACGATTAATTCCAGCAGCACCTTTAGTGATTAACTCTACGTTAGCAACGCTAGAAGTTGTACCAAAATCCATAAACACCATCTTCATAGATTCTTTTAATCTAGTATCACCAAATGAATTAGTACCACCTGAAGCACCGTGAACATGAGCATCATCAAATACTGGACAGTAAGCGATAGTGATCTTGTTTCCTAATGCATGGTAAGATGTAAAGTTTCCACCTAAAGATACATCAGAACCAGCCTTGATATCTTTCATAGAACCTCCAGTCATCGCACCAGAAGGAGCAACGATTAAATCTTTCATAGCTCTGTGGAACGCAATACGCCCTTCAGTACCAGTGAAAACAACCCATTCGTTACCTTCAGCATTTTGTGCATTTAAAGAGATCTTACCAATAAACTCAGTAATAATATCTTCAGTTAATGTTCCAGCAGCATATGTAGCTTGATTAGAACCGTCAATCTGTGCTAAAACACCATCACCAATTGTAAATGCTCCGCCTGTAGTAGACACAGCAGCTCTTGCAGTACCATCAGCATATTCACCAGCAGCAATATCACCTATAATATCAACATTAGTTGCAGAGTAATTAGTTGCAGCAGTAACTACAGATGTTTGTCCGTACCATCTTTGTAACTCTTGCTCATACATAAATTGGTCCATCATATGATTCTCTTTAGTGAAGTACCATAATTTTTGACCATTGTTTTCAACCCAAGAAACATCAGTGGCATCTTTACCAGTGATTGTACATTTCTTTCTGTTGATTGTCATCCAATTCTTGTAAGTATCTGGATAAGCGTGATTCTCACCTACATCAGCTCCTGAAGACCCAGCAGGGAATGCAGAACCAATTCTACCAACTACATTTCCAACAGTATTGTCAGCAGCAGTGATAGCTGTGATAGGCTCAATAGAATAAGCGTTTGAAGCAGGCCCAGCTACAACTAATCCAGTTGCCCCAGAAGGGAAACGAACTACATCATATAAATTAAAATAATCTTCAACACCTCCACCTGAAGTGTTTTCAAATTTGAATCCTGCCATTAAATCTCCAGCTACAGCGCCTTCACCAGCCGCAGGAGAACCGTCACCTACAGTAGGCGTACCAGCTACATCAATTAAACATTTTCTACTTAGTCTGTTCATTACTTTCCATTCGTAAGAACTGTCTCCTAAAACTTTTTCAGCAGCATGTCTTCTAGTTTTTTCAAGAAGATATGTCATAGAATATCTTGGGTAAAGAGATATTAAAGTTTTAGCAATTTCTGGATGTTGTAACAAATTTGCGTTAAGTGCATTCGCAGCAGTTGTTCCTCTTCCATACGTACCCGTACTTGTTGTTGCCATTTTTTTAAATTTTTTTATTAATTAAACATTTTTTATTTTTGCTCAATTAACTTTCAACCTAGTAGTCTTTGACTTACTTAATTAGACCTACTCGCCCATGAACGCTTTTGGATCAAACGTACCTGACTCCACTTTGAAGTTAGATTTATTTTTTCCAGTGTTAAGGCTTGGGGAGACTATACTATCCATAATAGCGGCTTTGCCGTCTGCCAATCCTTGAGAACGAAGAATTTTCTCTATTTGCTCGCGATACAACATAAACATAGCAACATCCGCAACATTGGCGTGATCTTTCCATATTTCATTCATCATATCACCTGTAGCAAAACGATATATTTCCTCCTTCTGTTTCTTTGTAACTTTTCCTCCCATAAACTCATTCATTTCTTTAATCTGAGTTTTTAATCCTTCTTTTGCTTTTGCAACAGATTCTTTTTTCTGAATTTCTGCATTAGCTCTTTCTTTTTTTGTCCTGTCATTGTGTTGATCAATAGCTTGATTTAACACTCGCCTAACGCTCTTAGCTTTCATCTTAAGCATTCCTGAGTCTTCTAATTTATCAATAGACTCTTCTAATTCGTGCTCCTCAATACCATCATGTCTTAACTCTTCAGCAACTAAATCTCTATCGCTTAATTTAAGATACCCTCTTAATTGAGATATTTGGTTGTCTTCCTGAGCAGGCTTAGACTCTTTTTGTATAGAGTTCATGGCATTAACAAGATCTTCTTTAGAATTAATTTCTATACCTAATTCTTTACCAACTTTTTCCCAATTTAATTTTTCTTCTTCTGTAGATTCTTCAGTGGACTCATTGGTAGTATTCTCCCAATCATACTCCTCCTCTTCTTCTACAACTTCTTCTGACTCTTTTGCTTTTTGGTCTTCTTCCCATGACCACCCATCTTCATCTTCTTTAGATACATCTCCAGTATCCTCTGAGCTGTCTTTTGTATCAGATCCGTATACATCATCTACAAATGCTAATGGGTTAAACTCACCTTCTGCAATTTTTTCTTCTCCTGATGGGTTATCTATAACCTCATCAACTAATTTTGATTCTTCTTTTGACATGTTTTCTTTTTTTTAATTATTTCCCTGTTTGCAAAGATACAAAAAATATTATATTTTCTGAGCGGCCTTCATTAACTGCTCTTCAGATGACGTTGTACTGCTTCTTTTTAACGCACCAGCATCTTTTTTATCTTTTGATTCTTTATCTTTATCTTCTTCTGATATATACATATCAGCAGCTTTATTAGTTTTATCATTAATTTGGTTAGCATCATTAATATCCCTACTTGTATCTGCTTGCATTTCTGCAATTTGCATTTTAGTTTGATTATTCATTTCTGCTATTTTCATTTTAGCTTCATTGTCCATTTGTTTCAACTGAGCTTCTTGCTCAAACTTCTGTTGCTCTTGTTGTGCGGCAGCCTGTTGAGCTTGCATTTGCTGCTCCATAGTGGCTTGTTGTTGTTTTTTCATTTCATCCATTCCTTGTTCTAACACTTTTTCCGCTTCTGTCATAGTATCGGCTTTCATAACTTTAATAACACCTAGTAAGTCAATACTTCCAGACTGTAATGATGCTTGAGCCATTTGCTGTACTACCTGCTTCATAGAATCATCTTTACCGCTATCACCTACGTAAATACCGAAATCTTGTAGAGCAATATCTGGCATAACACTAAGGAATTTATAAGCGCCATCTCCTAATATCATTCCAGCTTTTTTACCTTCAGCCCAAGCAACTTTCATTAAATTACATAAACGTTCTAATACTTTTTGTTTAGTTTCTGCATGAGAATAAAACCAACTTTCTGTAATAGTTGCTGACTGAACTACAGATCTTTGCACGTTGCCTACCATTTCATACTGCCCTACAGCCCCTTCTCTTTGTCTTGTTACTCCAGAAATATTACCAGCCATTTCCTCTAACATCATTTTAAGGTTTATTAATTGCTGAACAGATTGAGATAATGTAAAGTCAATTTGCTGAAATTGATTAAAACTACTCATTTGACTACCTTCGTCTTTTGAGTTAATAGGAATAATACCATCTGTTTTTAAATGATACAATACAGTTTGCATATCCATACCTAAATTAGTAGGCAATTGAGATACATCATACACTACAGCTTTACCACCAGAACGAGCCATAGCTAATTCAATTTGGTAAACTACAATATTATAAAGCATTTGAATATTATCTAATAAACCAACTAAGGATACAGGGTTTCCTGTAGTATTCCCTTTTATACAGCCAACATAAGATAATGGAGTTTTACCTGGATCGTCTATAGATCTAACTTGATTACTTCTTCTTTGAGCCCCTACAAGTATTTTACCACCTATATATGTAGACTCCCAAACATCATCCACCCATTTAGTTTCTATTGTTTCTCCTTTTCTTTTCTTATAAGTATCTTTAACTAATTTCCTAAAAGGTCTGTTTTCGTCATATTTATTTTTAGACACCTTAAATTTTAAAGCTCTTAAGGATTTCCATTCAGCAGTAACAACTCTAATTCTAGTTTCTTTTCCATGTCCAGACTCTATCCAGCTAAAATTGTCATTATAATCGTGATCTCCCCCGTTGTAAATATTTCTCATTTTATCCAACTCTAACAAATGTTCTTTTGTAAGAGAGTCTTTAAATTCATCATTTATTTCGTTAACAGAAAGCCATCTTTCTTCTCCCACCCATTGGGCATCATCTAAATAATCAGAATGTATAGATGTGTCATAAATAATAGATCTAGGATCTATTCTTCTAGCGTGAGGATCACCGTTAACAATACCTACTTTAAAAAACTCTTTAGAGGTTATTAGTAAATCTCTAAACCCTTCTTTAAATACATCTTTAAGATTATATCTATTCATTATATACTCTAACCCATCTTGAGCAGTTTCTTCAACCATTTCGCGATAGTTATACTTCATATACGTTTCAATATCTTCAGGCACAGGCATACCATCACCCTGCTGTCTTATATCAATATCCATAGACTCTTTAACTTCTTTATGAAAATCATCTAATAAAGATTTCATAACTAAAGATATTTTATGGTCGTATTTTCTTACCACAGCCTCTTTGTTTACTGTAGATACTTTCATATCAATAGGTCTTCTAATTTCTTCACCTACAAGCAAGTCAATTTTTGGGGTAATGATAGGGTAGTTTACTAGACGAGCTGGATAGGCAAGGCCGTACTGCTCTGTAATATATTTATAATCTGATTGATTTAAAACCCCGTTATAAATTTGGTAATTTTTTATATCACTAACTCTAGAATTAGCATAGTGACCTTCAGAAACACTCATATAGCTTGTAATGGCTTCTAGTACTGATAAACACCATTCATCATTTTTTTCTTTTTCTGAAATTACCATTGAAGGCATTGTTGTGTAAGTTTTTTCCATAATTTAGTTTATTTGCATTGGAGTGCCATTATGACTCCTTTTATAATATTTTAATCCTATATCTTTTATTTCTTCGTCTTTATTTGTCGCCTTCATTCTATAATTATCTATATTATGAATCAAGCATAAACCAAAAGCCATAGCCCTGTCTGTGTTTTGTAATCCATAATTAGCCAACTCATCAATAAGATCAATAAACCACATGTCTTGTACATGCTCTCTTAGATGATCATCAATCAAATCTTCTAATAGGGCTTTAACTTGTTTATTCATATGAACGCCATATCTGTTCCTTGTCTTAGTCCCAGGATTATGAGCAGACTCTGGTTTTTCTTTCAAATATTTTAAAGCATTCATTCTTTTAAAGTAATCTAAAATACCTATCTTAGTGTACTCTACTAACATTTTAGAATTATAATAAACAGCTAACTTCAAACATCCGTCCCAAAAATCTTCTTTTTTCTTTGGTCTTTCTGTATACTCAGCAACTACATAATCGCTTGGCATATTAGTATTTGCAAATCTACGATAAATTATCGCACTACCCAAAGAATCTGACGCTCCAGCTTGATCCTGATCGTAACTATCAATACCCCCTATATCTAAATTTTTAAAATCTGGCTCTGGATGTGCTAATATTTTATACGGGCCAGAAGGGTGTGGCCTCCACGTAACCGTAGGATCTTCTTTACCAACTTGCCAATCTAAGTATCCGCTTTGTATCTGACTTCTGTTATCCTTACTAGAAAGTATCCTTGATCTTTGAGCATTAAGAAGAGCTATATCAAATCTTGCTGAATGTGTGTTAAGGAAAGCCTCTTCTACGGTAAGGGGGTAGTTTTGTATATGTAAGTTGTACGCCTCATTGTCTCCAGATTTTTGTATAACCTCTCTATCTTCTATAAGCTTCTCATTAGCACCCTTTTCATCTTCTACGCCTGATTCAATATCAAAGAATCCGTAATATGCTTTTGACGCAGGAATAAACATTGGCTCTAAGTTATAGGCGGTATGACTGTAATACATATCCATAAAATCTTTTGAAGACTTAGATATATCACCCCCCGTACCTCCAATAACAGGAACTCCAAATTGAATATCCCCATCCATGAAACATGCTTTAGATGACATATATGCATTCTTTAATCTTTTAAATTCCCCTGCCTCTTCAAATATCATTAAAGATAAACGCTCTCCTTTAAATACCTCTGGATTATCCATGGTTCTACAAATAACAGTAGACTGATAACCTCCTACCTGCCATTTACCGTCCCTGTTTTTTTGCTTATATCCAGACCTCATTATGTCTGACGTATCTTTTAGTACAGAGTGTTTAAAGTTTGGGTGTATACCGTTAAGACCTTTTTTGGTCTTATCAAAAAATGCGTCTGCTGTAGCTTGTAGTCCTGCTGCAACCCCCACATCATTAAAAGGAAAGAATGTATACTCATGAGCAACCATACCAGAATTCATATAAGAAAACCCTTTATCTCTGGCTTTAATAACTATCATGCCTTTATTTTCTTCTTTACATCTTTCAAAGGTATTAAAATACTCATTATCCATAGATCTGTACCAGGGATGTATTAAATTCTTACGATTACCTGATGTACCGTCATTACCTAATATCATATAGTAATTAAGGTAGAAATAATATTTACCAGATATTTTAGGCATGCCTTTTGGTTTAAAACCATTTATACACCTTTCTTGTTCTTGCGCCCAATATTCTTGATACGCTACAGAGTCTGGATTTAAGTCTGGATGTCCTGAGTTAGGAATAGGACGATATCTTTGAGGGTCAAACTTTATTTTAGCCATACCTTAACCTTCTAGTTTTTCCTAGCCCAAAAGGACCGTCTTTCTTTTCTTTATTATCTAAATACTTATGGAATCTATCTGCTAAATTAACTTGATGATACTGAACGGCTAAGCTATTATATTCCTTAGCTTTTTTCATTTCACCTTTCTTATAAAACTTTTTATACCTCATATAAAGGTATTCTAAATCATATTTTTTCTTATCAGCCATTTTGTTTCATTTCTTTTCTTCTTTCTAAGAAGCTTAAGCCTTTATCCCCTTGTATTTTCTGTCTTTCTCCCCTACGCTCAATAGAATCTAAAATAGCCTGCCTAGTCTTTAGCACCTTCTCTACACCAATCATAAGCTTTTGTAGTAACTCAGCATTTTCTTCATCAAGATGCATATTATCTATAAGGTTAGTAAACTGATTGATCTTATTGTTAAATGCTATCAACTGCTCGTCTAAGGGATCAAACTGTAATTCATTATATTTTTGGCATGCCGCTAAAAGAGATGGGTCTTCCATGCCTTTCCATTTATACGTATCATATAAATCTTTTGACACGGCCTTTTTTCTTTCAGATTCATTATAATGTCTGTATGGGCTTTCATAGTCGCAGACTAGGGCAACCCACTTGAGGGCCGCAGGCCCGAATTTTTCCTTCTTGAGTATGGTCATAAACTCAGGCACAGCCGTCACTCCATCGTCATCTCTATAAACATCCCCCTTCTTGTTTAGCTTTAATAAGTACATTACTTAATATATTCTAGTTTCATTTTATATGTAAACCTAACTCTAAAGCCACTTGGAATATTTCCGTCATTCATTATGTATTCTATAACGTAGTTTGGATTCTTATGCATAGACCAAGATGATTTAATAATCTTAAACCCATTTTTTCTGGACCTAGACTTAATAGAAGGCTCTTCTTTTATTAACTCACCTAATGTACCAAAAACCTTCTCTAAATAAAAGTAATCATTTTCTTTGTATATTCTCCCTATGTCTTCTCCCAACTCTCGCATTAAAACCTTCCGCCCTGAGTGTACTTTCTTTTCATGCCGTATGCAGCTTTTGGCGTATGGCCAAACCCTTGATCAGCTAATTTAGTATGCATAGCCTCATCTTTTGCTACTATTTTGTATCCTGTTTCTGGGTGATACATGTCGTGAGGATAATTACCACCTTCTTGATATTTTCTTTTCATTCCGTATTGAGCCATAGGAGGAAACATTTCTTTGTATGCGTCTGACACTAGGTTATCCATAGTCATATTTTGATTTGCCATTCCTACTTGACCACCATTGTTGTATTTAGCATTAGGCATCATATTTCTTTGATCTGGCATTTGGTAAGGATTACCCTTCCCGTTGCCTTGAACAATCTTCTGCGTTTGTAATAGTGCTATGTCAGCATTCTTCTGACCTAACCTAGCTGCCATATTAGCCCACATAGCTCCATCATTAGCTTCTTGCTGTGGAGTCACCCCTCCTTGAGCGTATCTTGGGCGTTTACCCCCGTAATTATACTTATAAGGATTAACCCTACCCCCAGAATGATACCCAACAACATTCTTTCTTAACATAGGATTACGCTTAGTTAAAGGAATACCTGAATCTAATTCAAGAGATTCGTCATAACCTCCACCACCTCCTGACCCCGTTAGATCACTCAATGTGTTAAAATCATAACTACCTGTACCCACCCCACCATAGCCATGCATGTTAGAATAGTTTCTTACATTACTTACTGTAGATATACTGCCTAAGTTAGTAAGGCCAGTTGCACCTGAACTAGCTCCTGCTTCAATTGCTTTTGTTGCTGGTACTTGGGTTCCTCCTGATCCGTGTCCTGATTGATGTGGCATAATATTATATTTTAAATTTATACAAAGATATAAAAAAAATTATTTATATTTTAGAGGGAGGGATACTTTGTGCTTAAATCCCCCTTCCCCTTTTCAAAACTTTGACCACCCACCCTTTGTTTTTGAAACAGGATTAAATCCAAGCACATTACTCATATCTACATAATATTAATCAAAACATACACAGCTATGAACATTGTATTCCAAATCCTATTACTTACTTTACTAATCTTCTTAAAAGCATTCGCATTCGCCTTCGGCTTATATGTTGCTTATCTTATTATTAAGCGTATATCACCTACGGTAGATAACAAGATAGACACAGTATTAGAACAGTACAAGAAATAAATAGAGCCTTCGGGCTCTTTTTTTTACTATTATCTAAATAACTAACCAATACATAAAACTATGAAAGATCTAATCTTATTCCCAATCTATCTTATTGTTGGCCTTGGAGTGTTTATTTTCGTTAAAGAAATAAGACAAGACATAATAATGAAAGTAAAAGAAGAGCTATAATGCTCTTTTTTTTTAATTGTGATACAAAAAAACACAACTATTGCGTATTTAAGTAAGAGTTGTATATAGTCTACACTAATCTATTTACTACATAATACTAGGTATTATCAATATCTTAACTACTTAATCAGTTGATAATCAATCATTTATTG